TCCTGCATATCGTGAGATCCTTGAGAGACTACAACCCCTTGCCATTCAATGAAGCACGAAATTCCTGATGAGATTAGAAAGAATTCTTTTGATTGCTTCAAGAGTTTGAATGCTGCTGAGAGAGCAGTTGTTTTACTTGGTGAGGATGAGTATCGTAAATCATTAGACCTTGACAATGATGATGCTCCCTGTTGGAAGATCCCAAGTAAAGAATCCACAACATTTGTTGGTTGGAATCCTATGTGTATCCCAACGATGGATTACATAGTATGGAAACTAAAACGTCGTGAACAAATTGCTAAAGGAGAAATTCACTAATGGACTATAAGACTTCTGGTGTTGACATTATCAAGGGTAGATCTTTTGTAGATTATATAAAGGTATTGTCACCTAAGATTGGTGATTTTAGTGGAATGATGGAGGTTCCATCAGGATATGAGAAACCTGTATTAGTATCTGGTGCTGATGGCGTTGGAACTAAGATGAATATCTGTAGGATTGCCGATGATTACAACACTATTGGGCAGGATCTTGTTGCTATGTGTGTCAATGACGTTATATGTTCTGGTGCTAAACCATTATATTTTTTAGACTATATCTCTGCAAAGTCACTTGATAGTAATGTGAGTGATATTGTATATGGAGTCAATACTGGTTGTGCTATGGCTGGAATTGAATTGATAGGTGGAGAAACGGCAGAGCATTTTAGACAATCTGATTATGATCTTGCTGGTTTTTGTACAGGTATTGTAGAGAAGAATCAGATTGTTGATGGTAGTAACATCAGACCTGGTGATGTAGTCATCGGTATTGAAAGCAGTGGTCTTCATAGTAATGGATACACTCTTGTCAATGATATGTTATCGAGAAATTATATTTACTATAAGGAGATGCCAGAACTGCTGAGACCAACCACCATTTATGCCCGTCTGATCCAACGGTTGCTGGATGAGGTTCCTATCCTAGGCATGGCACACATCACAGGTGGAGGACTGCCTGAGAACCTCCCACGATGCCTTCCAGCAGGTCTTGCAGTTGATGTTGATTACTCTGCTTGGGAGAGACCAGAACTCTTTAACAAGATCCAGCGAGCAGGTGACATTGCTGAGGATGAAATGCGTAATGTATTCAACTGTGGTATTGGATTCTGTTTGGTGGTGCCGAGGGAGGTAGCAGCAGACACTCAGTCTCTTATCGACATGAGGTCTTGGATCATTGGTGAAGTTGAATAGTACTGTGCCAATTTCAACTTTTAATTCCAAAAATCGCCCTAAAAAAATTCGGGTAAATTTTCACTCAAAAAGGTTTTTTCATGAATAAAGGATTTTCACCATCAGAACACCCAGAAAAACAAATCAAAGATATAGGAGCAGCGATTAAACGAAAAACTAAGGAACTTAAGAATGTCTTAAGGAACCCTGTGGTGGTTGCCGCCCATCTTGACAAACCCGTCAATGATGATCTATAATAAATAAGAACACAATACGGGTTATGAACCATGGACCGTGCATCTTTAATTAAAAGAATTCAATTTGTTCTTTTCGATGAATATGACGAAAGTCCATCAGTATTGAACGCCAAGTTTTTTGGTGGATATTACAATGACATGAGTATTGAGGAACTATTCGATTATTATGAGGAATTGAAACATGAGAGTAAAAATTTACAGTATCAGTAACTGCCGATATTGTAATATACTTAAAGAGGTATTAACCACATCCCGTATTCCATTTGATGAGGTTAAAGTGCGTAGGTTAGTTGACACTGATGATAGTGAAGGTATGCCATTTAATGAGTATATTGAATTAGAACCAGATGTTGAATTGACAAAAAAATGCATTTTCCCCCAAGTTTATATCGATGATAATTACATCGGTGATATGAAAGACACATTGAATTATCTTTTTAATGAAACTAAATAAAAGTGTAGAAACAATGACGAGGGGGAGGAAATCTTGTGTTCCAGATTTTGGGATTTCTTCCGAAAGAGTTCTAAAATTTAGAAAAAGAGAATATACCTTTCACCTCGACTTTTGGGTGAAGATCAAAAAATTATCGGGAGACAACCAATGATTTCAATAGCTCTTTTCTGTTCAGGGTTTTTAATAGTATTATTCAGTGCTGTAGGTTTTGGGTTTGGTTGGATGGGTAGAGAATATTATGAAAATACCATTGTTCATAATAGATTATCAGATCATCCTGAAATGATTGATGATAATGGCAATCCAATTCAAACTGATTTGTATTCTGTGAGGTTTGTTGTAGATGAGGAGGATGACGACTAATGATTCTTGTTGATATGAATCAGACTATGATTTCTAACTTAATGGCACAAATTAAGTTTTCTGGAAATCTAGATGAAAACTTTATGAGACATATGGTACTATCAAGTATCAAATCATATGAGAAAAGGTTTTCTGCTGAGTATGGTGAGTTAGTATTATGCTATGACTCTCGTAAATACTGGCGCAGGGAATTTTTTCCATATTATAAGCAAAATAGGAAAAAAGACCGTGAGAAATCTGGTCTTGATTGGAATAAAATCTTTGAATGTCTAAATGCCATTCGTGATGAAATTCGCGATCTTTTCCCTTACAAAGTTATTGAAGTCGATGGTGCTGAAGCAGATGATATTATCTCTGTGATGACAAAGCACTATACTGAAGGTAAAGTGTTAATTCTTTCGGGTGATAAAGACTTCGTTCAGTTGCAGAAGTATTCTTATGTAACACAGTATAATCCAGTCCAGAAAAAGTTCATCAATTTCACTCGTTCTGAAGTTGCTGAGTTCATTAACGAGCATGTATTAAAAGGAGACCGTTCTGACGGTATTCCAAATATCTTGTCTCCTGATGATACCTTTGTGACAGGAAAACGTCAAAGACCATTGAGTAAGAAAGTTATCGCTAGTTTCATGGGTAATGACGCTCATGACATTTGTGATGACAATCAATATCGCAATTTCAAGAGAAATAGAATTTTAATCGACTTTGATTACATTCCTGAAACCCTTGAGGACAGTATTTTGTCTCATTATAGTGGTCTAAATAATACTAAGAAGGCAGTCCCACTGGAGTATTTTAGAAAATACAATCTGAATGACCTGATGACTGAATTTTGTTTTTCAAATAGTAATTTACCTTGGATTAAAAAATGAAACTATTGATTTCTGAAGTCTTACAAAAAGTAAGCAATGCTAAAACGAAGGTTGAGAAGGTTAAACTTCTTCAGCAATATAATAGTGACACTCTCCGAATGCTTCTAATTTGGAATTTTGATGAAAGTATTTCTAGTGCTGTTCCCGTAGGTGAAGTTCCTTATACTGTTAATGATGCCCCCGCAGGAACAGAACATACTTCTTTAGAGCATGAATCACGATTATTCTTCCACTTCATTGAGGGTGGTAATCAGAACTTGACTAAAGCAAAACGTGAGAATATGTTTATTCAACTTCTTGAAGGACTTCATAAAGATGAAGCAGAAGTTGTCTGCATGGTTAAGGACAAGAAACTTGGTAAACGCTATAAGGTTACTAAGGCAGCAGTTTCAGAAGCATTTCCTCAAATTAATTGGGGAGGTCGCACTTAATGAAAAATATCGAAACCGATTGTGATGCTTCGCTATCACAAGATAAAAGTCTTCCCACTAATGCTTTTCTAGTTGAATATCAATTAGATGGGTTGACTAAATTTGATATTGTTGCATCAGCTAAAAAATCTGAAATTTTCGATCATTACTATGATAATTATCGTCAAGATCTTGTAAATATTACTCAATGTGAGGGCAGGATTAGTCCCAGACTTTATAATTACAAACCAAAAACCTAAGATTAAAATGTTATCTACCAAGTATAGACTTCGCTTAGAATTTATTTGTAAATGTATAGCAAATAATGAAGATGTAAAACTAGATGACATGATCTGGGCACAGAAACTTGCCAAAGCAAATACATCTGCCAATGAGATGTTAAAGATGGCACGTCGCCAAGCAGCACAGGATATCCAAGAAGGCAGTACAGACGATTTTCTGAATAGGATGGGTTTAGGAGATCCCGATCCATCCAATCACAAAAAGGGATTTACTGATGCTGATGACATTAAAGAATGGTTCGGTAGAGATAAACCTGATGACTGGAGGCAACGTGACTAATGCCACACGAATTTGATCCATGCGAAGCACCTATAGAAGGTGAAGTTGATAAGTGGGGGTTTACAATAAAACCTTCCATATCTGACACTGAGGTTATCATTAGATGCCTTAAAAATACCCCCTGTGGGATTGATAAAAAACAAGCAGAACGAATTATTAAAGATTATGAAAACCAAACTTAAAGCACAAGTAAAATCTAGGTGGTATTACATCTTTTGGGGAACTGCTACAGTATCAGTTGTTCTTGGGCAATTGTATGTCGGCACTGGGTATCGTGTTCTTCATGGTGATATGCAACAATTACTGAATAAGGTTGATGGAGTTCTTCTCCATAAGGATGATTCTCCTTATGGTGAATACTTATGACTAAAAAAGAATATAAACAATTACTGCTGGATCATTTTACAGAACGATTAGATAAGTTGACAGCGAAGGAACTGAAGGAACTTGCTGCGAGACACACATGAAGGATTATGTTTGTATCCCCATGTGGGATCCTATTTTCGAGATGATGCGCTATCATTGGGTTCATAAGTCTGAAAAAGATCCTGTGCAATTTGTCAAGAATCTCAACCCAGAGCAAGAAATGCTATGAGTAGCAAAATGATGTTCCTGGTTGATACTGGGAACGGCAGATGTGTCAGTCACGATGGTTACATCCAACTTGGGAGTTTCTCTCATAGTGTAGAGAAGCATCTTGAGTTATGTCCTGAACAAGAA